ACTATAACATTCCTTTTGATGAATTTGACGACTACGCTGAAATGACAACAGACGGTATGTCTCCGTCATCGCGCTTACGACTTCGTGGTCGCCCGGTAACGCAGGTTCACTCAGTTCGTGACAGAACTGGCGTGATAGTTAACCCTAGTCGTTACTATCTTGTTGACCATTCAACCCTACAGGCACGCTCTGGCGTCCCGTGGACACCTTGCAACATCGAGGTAACATACTCGTACGGATCACCTGCTCCAGCAGCGGGAAGAGCCGCTGCCCGCGTTCTTGCGACTGAATTTGTTAAGCTTTGGTCAGGATCTGACGATTGCGCACTACCACAACGTATCACCTCGGTATCACGCCAGGGCGTTTCATACACTATTCTTGATAATCAAGACTTTATTGACGACATGCGTACAGGTTTGTACGTCGTTGACCTATTCCTTAAGTCTTCAAACCCAGATAAGGCGCGTGCAAAGTCACGCGTCTTCTCAGTAGACGTCCCACGCGCTCGTCGTCACGTACCTAAGCCACTTAAGCTTGCTGCAAGTAGCCTAGACATGTACATCACGGGAGAAGAAGGTGCGACACTAGAGGTTAACATTGACTCGCTTAACGCTAACTTCCTTGTAACAAATAACGCCTGGGTACCGTATCTAAAAATTAGTAACTGGTCAGGACTCGCGTCATTAGATCTTGAATCTACATCAGTTGCAATCAACACAATCACTACCGACATCACTAAGAGTGTAACCTTTAAGAAACTTACCGACAACGTTGCAACTCTTACCACGTCTACCTCCCACGGATTTGTTGTTGGTGACCTTGTAGTCATTACAGGAATCAACGCCACCTTTAACGGAAGCTACTACATTACACAGGTGCCTTCAACGACCACCTTCGTGTACGCTCGTGCAGAGGCTGACCGTGTAGATGACGTAGTGCTAACCGCGGACACTGGGACAGCCGTTGTTACCAACGAGTCACGCGACACCTTAACACTTACCGTTGGCTACGATGAGGCATACAACTACGTAGGATTCTCTGACCCTGGAACCTGGGACCTTTACGCAAATCTACCTAATAATGCAGAGGCAGATGGCATAGAAACTGTCTACATTGCCTCTGGAAACCTTAAACTTCGCCTAGCTACTGACCCTACCCCTACATACACTCTAGGCGGTTAGTTATGAGCACTCAGACGACATATAAGACACTTTCATACGCAACTGACGGGAATACACAATGCCAATAACAGACGTCTCTATGGTGTCAGAAGATGCCTTAAGCCTTAAGGTTTTTCTTGATAGAGTCCTTGATAAGACCATTAAAGTATTTGAAGAAAACAATGTTCCTTTGCCTTCGCGCAGGTTTTGGTCCGTGGGCGAGCCTGCGATTGACTGTGAGCAGCTAGTTGTTTCCTTCATGCAAATGTACTTAGGAACACCTGGCGACCAGGCGGGATCACCACAACGTTGCACGATGCCAAGAAGTGCTGTACTTACTATTTCTATTTCACGTGAAATTCCTGTCGTTGGCCAGAACGGCAAAGCTCCTTCTGCAGACAAGATTCAAGAAGGTTCTGAGGCAGCTGTCGTTGATGCGTGGATGTTTATGCGTCTACTTAATAGACTAGATCAGTGGGAGCCAGACGAGTTTGGTATGGGTGTAATCGCCACGGCTGATAGCTCTGGTTTTGACGGTGGTTTTCAAACAACGGCTATGCAACTGACTATGGTCGTTCCATAATGCCACTTTTTGGAATCATACGTGACAGTCCGTTAATTACTATGGCGCAGCGAGAAGCACGCCGCTTTCAAAGAATGGGAAGAGTACGCACACCGCGTTTGTCTGCAGGCAGCGGCCTAGGAGTAAGCTTTGGAAACACTCGTATAGTGTTTCGTAAGACTACGCTAGACTTTACTCTTAATAGTCCCTATGGACCAGTAGGACGTCACATGTACGTACGTGGAAGAGCTATCGTTGCAGCTGCTAAGGCTCAGGTAGGCGTTGACACTGGCAGATTAAAAACTTCTATAGGTATGTCGCAGTCACGAGCAGTGTATGGCCAAAGTATGACCATAGGGTCTCCGCTTAGGTACGCTCTTGCCCACCATGAAGGAACTCGACCTCATATTATTACTCCCAATAGAGCAGAGGTTCTTCGATTTAGTTCTAGAGGTCGCATAGTGTACGCGAGGTCTGTAAGACACCCTGGAACTAAGCCTAATAAGTTCCTTGCGGACAACCTTTATTTGATAAGATAACTATTAAGACAAACGTCTTAATAAAGACACAAACGCAAAACGGAGGAAGAAAAAATGACTAAATACAGAGACTTTGGCTCTGGTAAAAACGCTGGTGAAAAAGAGCCAGTAACATTCAAGCTTCACGGTGAAGATTTTTCTTGCCGTGAGCAACTTCAAGGCAAGACGCTTCTTGACCTTGTTGCTCGTTCAAGCGGAAATGACCCAGCAGAATCTGCACAGACAATTAACATGTTTTTTGAGCAGGTTCTTTTGCCAGAAAGCTATTCTCGTTTCTCTTCTCTCATCGAGAGCCCAGACAAGATCGTTACAGTAGAAACACTTGGCGAAATTTCAGGCTGGCTTGTTGAGGTGTACGCAGGTCGCCCGGAAGGGGAGCCAGAAGTCTCCTAACTTGGGGAATTGACCTCTGGCCATACATAAACGGAAAAGCACTCGTGAATAATCTTAATCTAAGAGAAATGGAAGCATCTGACATGTTAGACGTTATTCATTACTTTATAGAAGAAGATATGAACTATTCTTCAGCTGAGCAAGCTGATGGACGTAGCCGCACTCGCGAGATTCTTTACCAAGACTTTTACGGTCAAAACTACAAGTATGCTACTTCACGCGGAAGCTCTGAATACTCTTCTGCAAGTGGCAGCATTTCAAAAGACTTTGATAGTCCGTACGAAGATGAAGAAACTTTAGTTCCTTTTGATCCTCTAAAAGGACCAACAAAGTCATTCGTTCCAGCAACACCGGTAAACGCGGCAATGTCAAGACCTTTTGGCGCGGTAATAGAAGAACCATTATCTAGGTAGTAGATGCTATTAAAAGAAAGGAGGTGAGTAAATGGCAATAGTAGGTGATGCATACATCGTTGTTAAGGCAATAACTTCTGGCTTTGAAAGTGATGTCCGCAAGGCAGCAAGTGGTATTGATCTTAACAAGGACGGTAAGTCCGTTGGAGAATCTTTTTCCCGCGGGTTTGGAAGCGGATTAAGCGGCGGAATGGGAAGTGCGTTAAGTAACTTTGACAGGCAAGCTCTTGCAGCAAGAAAGCAATTCCAGTCTCTGGTGCGCACGGGCTACACGTTAGGACCGATACTTTCTGTACTTGTTTCAACCATCGGAGCTTTAGCAGGCGGACTTGTATCACTAGGCTCTGCACTTGTTGCAGCAGCACCTTCTGCAATTGTATTTGCTACCGCGCTCACCTCCGTAGTCATCGCTGCCATAGGTTTGACTACAGCACTTAAAGGTGTAGGCGCAGCAATTTCTGCTGGAAGCAAGCTTCAAAAAGGTTCTACAAAAGATTTAGAAGCTATAGCAGCTGCTAATCAGCGCCTTCTTCGTGCTACCGAAAGAGTTACAGAAGCGCAGGAGGACTTTACTAAAGCAGTCCGCGAAGCTAATGAAGAAATTCAACAACTTGGATTTGATGCAGAGGACGCAGCGCTCGGCGAAAAGAAAGCTGCAATTGAGCTTGAAAAGGCACGTGAAACACTTAAGCGTTCTCAAGACCTACCTCCTAACTCACGCGCAAGAAGAGAAGCTGCTCTTGCGTTTCAAGAAGCCGAGCTCAATCTTCGTAAGGCGAAGGACCGTAACGCAGATCTTCGTGAAGAGCAAGAACGACTTCGTGACTCAGCAGCTGAAGCAGGCGTGGAACAATATGAAGTAACAGAAACATACCTAGACGCTGTAAAAAGTCAAAGGGACGCTGTATTAGAACAAGCAGAAGCTGAAAAAGCTCTAAAGAAAGCCAGAGGTGGAGGAGCTGCTGACACGGCCTACACAGACGCTATGTCTGATCTCTCTAAGGAAGCTCAAGGTTTTGTTGAGTACATGGTCAATACGTTCATGCCGTCCCTTAAAGAGCTGCGTGAGGCACTTGGAACTAGGCTATTTAGCCAACTTGAGTCTGGCCTTGAAAGGTTGCGTACAAAACTTTTCCCTGGGCTATCT